TGCAATAGAACCTCTAATATCTTCACCTAAAGTTCTATCATCACCTGTTTTAATATTTAAAAAATCTTTGGCTCTATCTAATATTCCTCCAGATTTTTCTTTTATAACGTCCCTGTCCACACCCACTATTCTTTCAACTTCTTTACCCATAATTAAATCTTTAAGCGGACCAGTAATACTTTTTCTTCCTGCACCATCAAAGAACATTTGATCTCCGGCTGCTATGGCTGCAGCTGTTAGTAAAGGATTTTCTTTTATTTCATTTGGAATTAAATCATCTACAACTTTGTCTTTTAATTTTTGAAAAAACGATCCAATACCGTATTGTCTTCTACCATCTAGACCCATAATACCACCAAATGCTGCCATTTCTCTTTTGTCTGGTAATACTGGTCCTATTGGTTTTGGTTTAAATGGATTTACTGGCTCTGTTGGATCAGACGGTAATGGGTTACCACCACTCATCATACCTTCCATAATAATCATTCTTCTAAATTCGTCTTTGCTCATTGGTGTAGCATCAGGTCTATTTTCTAATAAATCATAAATGTACTGTTCGTACGCTTCATCAAGAACCTCATCCACCATCATCATTTGCATTTCTTGTGGTGATTTAGGACCCTCATTACCTCTATATTTAATAGACGGTGCGTCGGTCATTAATTCTTCGGATATTTGTAAATCTGTTATTGCCATGGTTTTTTAGTTTACTTTGTTTTTCCTATTAAATCAAGAGGCGGCATGATAACTGTTACATCTCTCTGCACGTCTTCTGCAGGGATATTAGCAGCTTTTAATGCCTCTTCAGTCTCATAAACCTCTCCTGTTTTTTTGTTCTTAATTGTAGTTATTATCTTTTCTGGTGTTAATGTTGGTATATTATCCATTATGTTGTTACCTCTTTCTTAATGTTTAAATAGCTAATAGCCACTGAAAAAGCTCCAGTGTTACTAGATTGAACAGTTAGTGTTTTACCACCCTCCACTATCAAAGGTTGGGTTAGTAATTCTTTTGTTTCATTAGCTGTTAAAGCAGCTGATTTAAGTGTTGTAATACTGTCATTTACGATTGTTACTGTTGGTGTGCTAGCTGATGTTACTTTTATTGACTTAATAATATATGTTTCACTTACTAAAGGATTGCCTGTTCCAAATATATTAAGTGCATTACCTGTAGCATCATTATTTATACCTTTGAATTTATATTGGTTTACTACTGCCATTATTCTAAAAAGAAACTTTTAGCTTCTATCTCCTGTTTTATTTCTTGTTGAAACGATGTATTTAATTTTTCTATCACAGCGTCTAAATCTCTAATTAACGATTGTGCTACATCCGCTTGATATTCATCACTTGCTCTTGTTAATGTTTGTACTATCTTAGCCATTATAAACTTGCAATGCCTCCTCTTCTAAAAGAACCCATTTCATCTGATCCACCTGGTCCTTTAGACCCCGGAGAACCACCACTGCCGCCACCGTTACCACCATGAATATCTTTGCCTGTTGGTGCTGAATAACTTCTTGTAGATCTTGTTTTAGCTCTGTCTCTTACATCTGCTCTAAAATCAAAAAAGTCTTTCTTTTCTTTTTTAGTTTGTTCATATTTTGCTTCGTTAATAGGTTTTCCTTTTTTTATTCTATCTTCAAAATAATTAATTTGTTTATCTAAAGCTTTTTGATAATTATTACTTCCAAACATAGACACCACATTTTTACCAGCTAGTGCAGATCCTGGTCCATATTTCATTAAACCACTACTAGGATCTGTACCAATAAAATTATCTTTTCCACCTAAATAACTTAGTTGCCCTGCAAGATTAGGACTATAGTTTTTTGCGCTTGGATTTAATGGATTAAAAGCTCGACCTAACATAAGGGCTCCTCCAAACAAAGCGGCAGGGCCCATTATACCACTAAGACCACCACTCATAATTTTATTTAAACCAAATCTTCCTAAACTTTGAATAGGGTCAAAACTTATTTCTGTATTAGTAAAAGGCATTCCAAAAGTATATTTAGGGTTTTGTGATTGTTTATCTAAACCCAACATTTCAGCAGCAATTTCAAAACCATATTTAGATACAAGTGATGCAAACAAAGCTTCCATTATCGTCTTCCTCCAGCATGTATATCTAACCTAAAAGTTCCTAGTTTCCAATTAGTATCTATTGCAGTATTGGATATAGTCAATGCAATGGATCTAGCTCTTGCCCTAGTATCAACTTTATCTGTGCTTGATGTAATAGTGAATGGTCCTAAAGGTGAACTAGCTGCTGCATTATTAGGAAAGCTTCTTAAATCTAATTGCACAATTGTGTTGCCTTGTTGAGAAATAAAGTCAGGTATAATTCTACTTATTCTCATAATATTTTCACCATCACCTCTAAGATCTCCTAAATTAGTTGCAGCTCCTCTTACAACTTTTTGTGTAATGTCATAATCTCCAGAAGTAATGTTAGCCGGGACAGCTGCTGTTGATCCATTCTTAATGTAGTTTACTCCAGTTTCATGTTCGTAGTAATAACTAACGCCGTCTGTATTACCAGTTACATCAAAAGAATTATCGTCATCTGGGTCATATTCTGTAGCATGAGGTAAACCAAATACAGCAGAATCTTGCCAAGTTGTTCTTTTAAATATTGAACTTGCGTTTGTAAACCATATAGGTCTTTTCATTGTAGAATCTAAATAACTATACATAACAGATCTTGTATTGGCATTAGATGTTGAAGTTGGATAAAACCACATAACTTCACCAAACAAATTATTTACTCCAGCGTATATTAACTGATTAGATGTGAGGTTTAAGTCATTATAAACATAGTCTTCAACCAAACAATCCATAGATTCTAGCTTACCAGTATATTTAAAAAAACCATTTTCAGACATCCAGTATGCAGAACCGTCAACCTCTACAGCTGCGTTCATACCTATCAATCCACAGTTAGTACCAACTTGTTCAAAAGCAAACACAAAATCTCCACCAACAAAACGCATGGTAAATAAAGCTGTGTCTGTCCAAACATAGATTGCATTTCTACCAAGTTCAGCTCCCATGATCCGTGATCCGTCGGCCAGTCTTTGTGTACCGGCACTATTTGTTGCTGTTGGTTCATAAGTGTTTATATCTTCTTGATTCGAGAATCTAATAAACATATCATCTTGCGTAGTCTTATCTCCAATAGTTGTTTCTGTTCCAAAAAATATTAAGTGACGATCGGGTGTAGATACCAACATATCACGAGATGCGGTTGGCGCACCTGTTATAATAGTTGCTCTTGTTGCTGTTGCATTTGATGCATCTCCATCCCATTGAAAACATTCTCCGTTATGTATTAATGCAATAAGTGTTGAACCTAAGTTATCCAACGACCATAAACCAGGATCTGTAACTGAGTCTGTGTTGGCTGCAGGTGATCCCCACCCAGTCCAACTTGATGTATTTGTAACGGTAGCACCACTGCTGTGTCCGGATCTCGTAGATCCCCTGACAGCTCTTGTAATACCTGTTAAGTCATTACCAGCAACACCAGTGTAAGATATTTCTTCTGAGCCTACTTGAATATAATTAGTTCCTGTAGATGGAAAACCTGTTGTGCTTGTAAGTGTAATACTTGTTCCAGACCCACCTGTACCATTTGCATCATCTAACAATGCACCATTTAAAGTTGTTGTTTGAGATCCTAAAATATTACCACCCCATAACGAAATACCCCAACCAAATGCTCCTAATTGTTCTGCTGGTCCTACGTGATAATATTGAAAATAAGTTATACCTCCAGAAGTAGTTGCACCAGACCCTGTTTCATTACTAGGCATTGTAATAGTTATAGTAGTAGAACTTGGTACGGTTGTTACCATGAATTTTTTATCTGCAAAATCAGAAGCACCAAAATTAGAATTAGTTATAGCTGAAAATGTAGAAGCTTCACCAAACAATATTATGTCTCCTGCTTGAAAATTATGTGATCCCGGAAAAGTTATTGTTACTTCTGGGTCTCCATTGGTTGTGCTAAATGCATTAGTAATTGCTGTGCCTGATGGATTAGTTAAAGGGTGTATGTCATAGTACACTCCTCCAGAGTATACGTATAGAATTCTGTTTGTGCCAATAGCTGCGTATTTAATAGAGTCTTTATTTACAAAATGATGTAAACCTCTTACTACACCAGTAAGTTTAGATGCACCTAATTGATTCCAGCCACCTACTTTTTCAGGTGTGCCGTATCTAAAACGAACATTTTCACCACCGGTCCATTGAGATTCTGCACCAGTCGATGTTACTTGTTTATTGAATCCAGGTAGAAAACCTATCTTTTGTAGCATATGACTCCATTATAATACTATTTTACAAATCCGGGTAGACCTAACATAGGTCTTTCATCAAATTTGTTTTTTTCAGCAAATGGGCCATTTACATGATTATAATGTAGAAATACTTGGCCGCAAATGTTCCCGTCAAAAGGCTCCCGCCAATGTTCGAGTTCGCAACCACTATATACTAGCATATCACCCACTTCAAGCAAGACTTTTGTGCCTTTGGGTGCGTTGGGTTTATGTATTTCGTTAAATTCATCTATGACATTATCGGCTCCTGTGCCATCTATAAATATAGGCCAAGGATCACCTCCTAAATTAATAGTAGTTGATATCTCACAACTAGGTCGATCTTTATGTCTTCTTAGTTTATCTCCTTTTTTATATAATCTTGCATAGGAATAAGTTGGTATTAACTCTAACCCTGTTTCTTGTTGCATTTTTGGTAGGACTTTTACCAAAAGAGTTTCCATTACAGGATCCGCATAGTGAGAATAGGTGTTAGGAATTTGTGGATCTCTCCATGTACCAAACATACCGTTTTCATGTATGATATTGTTTTTATACATAAATTCTGCTGCGTCTCTTTTTAAAAGAAAATAATTAAATACGAAGTTTGCTAACTCGTATGATAGTGCACTTTTGATTACTTGATATTTATTAAACATCAAACCCTTTCTGTAAAAAATTAAATGAGACAGATATTCTTATATCATTAGATTTATTTGGTTCAACACAATGCCAAAGCCACGCAGGAAATATTATTATTCTACCTTCTACTGGATGTAAATGTACTTCTTTCCAAAGATGTTTAGGTGTTTCTCCTTTTTTTCTTGTCGGCATTACCATATGTGCAACTGATCTTGGTTCATTAAATACTATTTGCCCTGAATTTTGTAAGGCTTTAATATAATACACGCCACTAAAATGAGAATTTGGATGTATGTGTGGAGCGTTGTACCCACCTGGTGGATTTATGTTAGCCCACATATTAAGTAATATAGGCTCTCTGTCCAACCACTCTTCTTGAAACACTTCGTTTTGCATTTTAAATAATTCATTAACCAATGGTTTAAATATAGGAACTTTATGCATTTGTGTTGTAGAGTGCCAGCCGTTACGGTTTGTTTTTTTAAGACCAGGATCTCGTTTAGACCACTCAACTATTTCATTAGCAAAAAGTTGATTATCTAACTTTACATCTTTAGCGTATATAGTTGTTGGAAAAAATTGTTCTTTAATCATCTAAGTGGTTTACCTCCAAACCAAACAACAAGAGATTGTCTAACACCACGTGTAACAGGTGCTACTCTATGNTTTATAAATGAAGCAAAACACGTAGCATGTCCTTGTTCTAGTTTTTTAAATTTACCTGGTGACATTAATTCTAAATCACCTCCTTCAAATTCTGATGGATGATTTAATAAAAGTGTCATTGATATTTTTCTTACAGGAGGTTCGTGAGACATGTTTACATCACAATCCATATGCCAATCATAGAAACCTCCTTCTGGGTATTCTGTAAACTGTGCATTTTCGGTAATCCTNACATCGTCAAAACCAAAATGATTTAAATTAGCTNTTTGTATAAAAGTATCTAATGTATCATACAGTTGTGGCATTTCATTAAAAGGTATCCAAGAAATAGTAGTTACTCTTTTTTTAGTATCAACACCTCCTACAACTGGATTAGCAGGGTTTCCATTTCCAACTTTAGCTTGTTGTGGTGGTTGACTCCTACCACAATTAATAACCATTCTACATTGTTCGGGTGTAAGTAAAGGTGTGGTTGTTTCTATAATCCAACTTTTCCATTTTGGTTCTGATATAATTTTATTAAAATACATTAATTTATTCCTCTATTTTGAATTGAGTTGTAATGTACATCACAATTAGCAGCTAATGTCCGTCTTAGTCCTGGTCCATTAAAAGGGTATACGCAGTGTCTCATATCGTATGGAAAAATAAAAAAATCTCTTTGTTTTATATTTGGTTCATAATCAACATTTGAAAATTGTCCACTAGATGAACCTAATATTTGTAGCTTACCGTTTTGAGTTACATCTTTTGAAGAATATTCTACACCAAAACTCTGTGGTAATTTTAGAATCATNACAGAAGATAAGCCTGTAAATAAGTCTCCTTGGTGTACGTGCACTGGATTATATTCATGTTCTTTCATTTCATTTACCCAAATAGAATTTAAATGTACTTTATATCCTTTTATTTTATTCCAATCCAAATAATGTCGATAGCACTCTTCAAACCATTTTAAAATATTTAATGGCAACCAGGTATGTGTCTGCATTTTAGATTGATCGCTGCCATTATAAAATAAACTATGTTCTTTTTCTATTTTACCAACTAATTGATCATTAGCAGGTTTTAGTTCAGAATANTTGTTTTCATAGATATTATTAATTGCATAGTGAATATCTAATGGGACTTCATATTTTAAAACCGATTGTCCTAAAAATACAAAATTAAAGTTTGATATAGCCATATTTTTTATTCATCTAAATTAACTTCTTGATAAGTTTCAGCTGCTTTTCTTATAGTTTTAACCTCATCATCTTCTAAAACTTCAACTGGAAATTCTTTTAAACCTAATTCTACGCCGGCTAAATACCTATTGTTTCCATGAACAACTTTATAGTTGTTTTTATCTTTAACAACCAACAATGGATTAATAATAAAACCTGTTTTCTTTATATGATCTCTAACTTTTTTATAAAGATTTGTTTGTTTTTGATTACTCGGGTTTTGCTCCAAGATTTGGTTTCGAAGAAATAGCTGCTCTCTTTTCACTTTCAATTTGTCCTCTTTCTTTTTTTACACGNTCTATTGTTTCTAATTGACCCATTACATTAAATACTTCAGGTTGACTAGAACCAGCTGTTAGTGTGTTTTTTCTATTTAACATAATTTTATGGTATGAATCCATTTGATGTGTATTAACATTTTGAGTGTCGAATGAACCATCATTATTTTCTTTTTTAATTTTAGACCATAATTTTATTTCTCTCATACGATCTCTGGCTGTTAGTTGCATAGTTGCTCTACCGTATATTTTTTCATCTAAATCTATTTCAAGAATTTCTTTTTTATATTCGTCTGTTTCTTTTTCTAATTTTTTTTCTAAGTATTTAATCCTTGCATCATTTCTTCGGTATTCAAAAGAAAGTTGCATTAGTTGTTCTAAATAGACGTTTTGCTCTCTAACACACTGCCAATACTTTGCAGCCTTTGTAGGGTATTTATAATCATTTAAAACAGAAAACCTCATTTCTGTTTCAGTTCTAAAAATTTGTTTTTTAGTCCAAGTGTCTCTAAGTTCACCTGTTAATTCTTTAAATTTATCAACATCACTTGAATCTAATAAATTATTTAAATTAGGTGATTCTTTTTCTATTAGTTCTAATATATTTCTTTTTTCTGTCATAATGATCCTTTCGTAAACTAATATATACTTTATTAACTAATTGTCAATGTTAAGAAGTGGTAACAGTTACTGTAGCAGACGCTGCTCCCTGAAATTCTTCACAAATATTAGTAACAGCCGTNCCGGTCCATCCTCCAGCGTATATACCTTCAGATCCACTAGCTCCAAAACCATTCCAAGCGTTTTGCCTTGCCGTAGCTAAAGTAGCTGCCGATACTGTAAAACACGTTCCATCCCAACTTTCAGCTACAGCTGATACACTAGGTGCAGTGTTTGTTTGACCTCCGACAGAAAGACCTGAAGTTGGTGTTCCCCAAGCACCTCCACTAGTAATAGGATCATTTATAGCATTAGCTGCAGTCCAAGAAGTTCCATCATAGTCTTCAACATTAGCTGTTTTACCAGGAGGACCAAGATAACCACCTATTGCGTAGGCTGCTGTTTGGCTATTGCCTATAGATCCTCTGTAGTTAGCTGCTGTACTCATATTGTTTCCTGCAGTCCAACCTGAACCATTCCANTCTTCAGTAGAAGCTACTATAGCGCCTGGCGGAGATTCTCCACCAAAAATTACTGCCGCGGATGTACCGCCAACATTTCCCATTCCATATCTTGCACTATTTATATTTGGGCCTGATGTCCAATTTGAACCGTCATATTCTTCCGATTGAGCATTCATACCGCCAGAATGAGGTATAGTTTTATATCCTCCTCCTACAATAGCTGCTGTTTGAATTCCAGACAGAGATGCAACGTAGTGATCCGTATTTGAATCAGGTGCTCCACTCCAACTTGATCCATTATATTCTTCTGTAGTTCTAATGATTGGAAATGAACCTGTAAAACCTCCAGTAACAACTCCTGCACTAGCTGTTCCAGCTTGACCTGATCCTTGAGTTGATGTGCTTCTAGCGTTAATGGCAGAAAAAGAATCTGAATTAAATTTTCTACCTTTTAAAACTCCTGTTGTTGTATTATACCACATTTCTCCAATAATAGGATTACTAGGATCCGAAGATCTTATTGGTATATTATTTCCACGTATTTCTTTGTATGTTGCCATAATTTTTAACTCACCGTAATCGTTTTTGTTACCGGGCCTGCGCCTGTAAATTCCTCTGTTTTATTAGTATTACTAGGATCATTTCCAGCTACTACTAAAGCAGATGAAACTGTAGCTCCGCCATTAGGTGCACCTGAACCTCTTACTGTACTCAAAGTTGCGCTTGATGTCCATGATGAACCATTCCATAACATAGAACCACTTGGTAAATTACCCATTGATAAAAAATTGTCAGAATTTTGTCCAGCTGAAAAACCATAAGCATTTTGTGTAGGTGATGCCGTAGAAGTTGTAAAAGCTGAACCTGTCCATTCTTCAAATTGAGTGCTTGGATTTCCAGCAAGAACTCCTCCTGAAGCTTGTGTTCCAGCTCCAGAACTTCCACCACTCATTGTAACATTAGTTGCAGGTCCCGCAGTAAAACTTGTACCATCGTATAATCTTGATGTCGTTTGTGCAGGTTCACCACCAGTAACTAATCCAGCGGTTTGTGTTCCAAAACCAGCTGAGTTTGTTCTACCATAAGAATTCATTGGATTTGCTGCTGTCCAAGTTGATCCATTCCAAGAATAGGCACCATCAAAAGTTCCAATAGGTGGGTAAGAGTTTGACCCTGCCGCTACGGCAGCCGCAGGTGTTCCAAAACCTGCATGGTTAGCTCCTTGAGGTACAGTTGGTTGAGAGGTCCAACTTGTTCCGTCATAACTATTTGATGCATTAGTTCTTCCAGCTCCAGGTTGTGCATTAACACCTCCAAAAGCAAAACCAGATGATACGTTTGTAGTAGCTTGAGCTACCTGTCTCCCTGTTACAGGATAAGTTCCTCCTGACGCAAAAGCTGCTGTTCCAAATTGTTGTATCTTAGCTGTATTTGAAGTCGAGTTATACCAAACCTGTCCCTCTACTACCGGGCTCGGATCTGATGAAAGGTACTGTACCTTTTGTCCAAATATGTCGTAATAAGTTGCCACTTATTATTCCTCCAATGTTATGTCTTCTGGTCTTGTCATATTTTCAAAACCAGCTGATGGTGCTTTTTGTTCTGCAGGTAATGCATCCCAATCAGCTTGTGATTGAGTTACTTCTGCATCTACAATTGCTTGAGCTTCTGATAAAGTTTTTCTTTCACCAGCTACTCCTGCTATCCATCTATTAGCATCTTGGTTGTTAGCAGGCACTCTCCACACATTACCNGGAAAACCTCTAGTTTGAAGTTTTCTAGAATCTTCTGCAGTNATAAACCCTTTGCCCCAGTTTGATGCTACACAGTATTGATATGTTGCCATAGTTATCCTCCTTAACTCGTTGTAATTGATTTTGTTGCTTCCTTTGCTCCTTGATACTCTTCACATGTAACAGCAGCTGATCCTGGAGAACCCCATTTTAATAATCCAGCTGTAGGTAAAGCTCCTCCAGCACCTGACATTCCATCAGGAGAAGCATTAGATGCTGTTTGATCTGTGCTCCAACTTGTTCCATCGTATAACAAACAAGTTGTAGTGGTTAAAATACCAGCATTTAGAGCGCCATCGGCTGGTCCTGAATTATTTTGATTCATGTTTGAACTTGCAGTAGGAATTGTTGGACCTGTTGTCCAAGCCGAACCTGTCCAATTATTTGTTAAAGTTCCTGAAGATGGTGTTGGAGAACCTCCGTAAAAAAATGCAGCTGCATAATTACCTGCTCCACCGCCTTTAGCTATAACAGCAGGATAGTTTGTAATAGATGTCCAAGACGTTCCATTATAACTATCAGCATTATTTTTTTCAGTATAGCTAGGTTGAAAAACTCCCCCTGCTTGAATGTATGAAGTTTGTGTTCCAGCTCCAATAGCATTTTGAGCTGCATAATTTTGTGTACCACCAGTTGTCCAAGTTCCACTTGCGTATTCAATAGTTGTAGTTCCTGATCCTGGAGGAGATTCTCCAGTATTTACTATACCAGCAGGAGATGTTCCACCGGCTGTAACATAACCTAAATTTAATGGAGCGCTAGTTCCTGAAGTCCAAGACGTACCGTTGTAAACTTCTGTCGTAGCATTAATAGGTCCTGCAGGTAATGGAGGTGTTTGAGTACCACCTGAAGACACAGCATCTGTTATAGTTCCAAAGCCAGCTCCTCTAAATGTATTGTTTGATCTGCTTCCACCACTAGACCAAGCAGCTGTTTGAAAAGCTTGTAATTTAAAAGTAGTTGGATTAGTTGAATCATACCAGACTTGTCCTTCAACAACTCCAGTACTGCCCGGAATATTTTGGACAGCTTCTCCAACAAGCGTTCTATATTCAGACATTATTTATTCTGCAACAACCAACCTTGAGTCGCATCTACATAGACCAGTGTGTTTGCCGCTCTTTCTGTAGACACAGTCAAATCTGCTGTTGCCCCCTGTATTTTGTGGCCGTTTCTTGCAATAGTTAAATTGTTAGTATCGAATGTACCTGCGTAATCTATAAATGAAACAAAGTCTCCAATTGATGCAGAAGTTGGTAAAGTTAAAGTAATTGCGTTTGATGTAGTATCAAGAAAATAACCTTCTCCTGCAACAGCTGTTTTAGTAGCTGCTGTGACAACAGCTTGCCATGAAGCTCCACCAGTTACTTCTCCCCATGATAAAACTCCGCCTGTTGTAGATTTTAAAACATAGTCATTAGCAGCTGCTACTCCTGCTGGCCATGTAATTGTGTATGATGTTGTAGTGGCTGCAGCTTGTTGTGCAATGTATTCTCCACCAGTTGAATCTTGTAATCTAAGATCTCCTTGAGCACCAATGTTAAGATTTGATCCATCCCAAACTAAATTAGCTGANCCACCAAATGCTCCAGAATCNTTAAATTGAATTTGTGTATTTGATCCACCAGGAGGTGATGAAAGAGAAATTTCTTTTATTTGTGGATTAGTTCCATCGTTTGCAGTTGCAACAACTAATTTATCTCCTTTGTCTGTTGCTGAAAAAGTTACTCCGCCATCAGAACCAGATACATATTTAAATTGAACTGTATAAGCTCCAGAAGTTGTGTTTCTTAAAAAATAAAAAGTTTCTATATCTAAAGGAATTGTTACTATTTGGTTTCCTGTAATAGTTCCTGTAAACTCAATCATTCTAAATTGAGCAGAACCTGTAACATTACCATCAACAACATCTAAAGCTGTAGTTTGTGCGCCACCCGCAATTGATTTTGCGGAATAGCCGCCAGTAATTTGTTCTAAAATCTGTAAATTTGTATTAGTCTTTGTACCCCAAGTACCAGCGTTTTCGCCGGTTACCATAAGTTCTACGCCAAGAGGTGTATAAGTAGATGCCATTGTTAAAATCTCCTAGTTTGTTAGTTTATATTGTTTATTTAGTTTTAAGTCAAACATAATTATGCAGGTGTTTTAATTGAATATCCTGTCGTATTTTTTGGTGTTTTTCTAGTATATCCTGTGCTTGTTTTAGGATCAAGTTTTTGAAAATATTTAAGTATTAGTCTATCGCCATTTACACTAGTTGTAGCTGTTAAACCAAGACCATCTAAGCTTGCACCGGAAGTTATAACTTGAGTAACTGAACCCACAGCTGACGTACTGCTTTGACCAGTTAATCCCATAATATCTGCTGGAGCCAAAGAACCTGCAGTTGTTGTAGCAGATTGACCTGATAAACCTACTGTTGGATCTGATGTAAAACTAAATGATCCTACAGTAGTTGTAGCCGATAGTGCTGATGGATCTACTAGTGTAACTCCCGCAGTAGAAATAGTTCCTAATGTAGTTGTAGCAGATTGACCTGATAAACCTACTGAGTGATCGTCTTCTGTTAATAATCCGTGTGAGGATATTAAACCTAATCCTGTAAGAGTAAATGTAAGATCTGATTTAACTAATGATAAAGAGTTTAATGTAGATGTTGCAGATAAACCTGTTAATCCAACTACGTCTTTAGCAACTACTGTTCCAAGAGTTGTTGTTGCACTTAAACCAACTAAATTTTCAACTGCACTTTCAACTGATCCCCAACCGTTTTCACCCCAGTTAAGAGTACCCCAACCAGGTTTTATTTCAATTAACTCTGATGGCACTCCAAGAGCAGTCGTAGCTGTAAGTCCTGTAAGTGTAAGTATAGGTGTGTCGCCCCAAGATTGATAACCCCAAGTATTTCTTCCCCATCCAGTTTCAGTTATATTTGTATCACCCCAATCTGCTTGACCCCAATACGAACGGCCCCAACCATCGGTGTTAGCTTCTCCACCCATTCCACCGTGATTAGTACAATAATAATATAAAGTTGATGGCGCTCCTGGAGCTACTTCAATTTGAGTGTAAGCTCCAGAGTTTCCAGGCACACCAACTGCAGTAACTCCAGTTGTATATTGAGTNCCACCTGCTGCATCCGCAGCAGTTGCAAATCGTAGTGGGTGAGTGCCGTTTGAAGAATCTGATTGATCAAATCTATAAGTTAAACCAGCACCGATCATTACGGTGTCTTGTTGAACTCCGTCAATAACATATTTATTACCAGAACCAGTAACGACTACCGTAACTGTAAATGTCTTTGCTATCGACATAAGGACGTTCTCCTTATGCTATCTGAATGATTGCGTTGCCTGCTGTCTGCGCTGGAAATTGAATTGTGAAAGTTCCGCTTGTTACAGTTTTATCTGAACCAAAGTTAATAGCACAAACCGCTTTGTTTGAAGCAGATGAATTATAAATTAAACATCCTCTTGCAGTAAAAGAAGCTGATGATCCCCAACTTGTATCAGAAAATTTACAACAAGCAGTGTCGCCAGATAAAACTGGAGTTACACTCGTTAAACTATTTCCACCAGTCGTGTATCCAGATGAAGTTGAAGTTACTTCATAAGTGTTTGTTGGATCTGCTGTACCATCTGAAGGTGCAGTGTAAGCTGTTGTTGATTTACTTAAAGTTGCTGAGTTACTTGAATATAAAGCTATTTTAAATGTGTTTCCAGAAGACGCTGTAAAATTATGCGTTCCAACTAAAATCTCTTGTTTAAAACTATTGCATATTGCCGATGTTATTGCCATAAATTAATCTCCTATTACTGAGGCGCTGACTCGATTGGTATACGTATTGTACCATCCGTGTAATCGTCTCTTCTTCGTCTTCCAATTTGCATTGCTGCAAACTTAGTTAACTCTTGTTTATACTTTCCTTCGTATAATGTCAACATATCAGTTGGACCTTTTAAAAATCCATATGCCTCTACTAAACATGCATATAATAGACCTTGTGGAAAATAATTACTTATATAAGTTCCCCCGGTATTGGTTTCTAAACCTGTTGGCATAGCATTATAATGTATAATATATTTATAATTTTTATCTGGTGTAGGAGCCACNTANACTGCTCCTGACGTAGCNGTGCTAGTTCCAGTAGTAGCACCACCAAACATAGAATAATATTTAGGAAGTCCTGTTGTATCCTGACCTGCAGAACCCCCTGAAGTACCTGTTAATTCTCCAATGTATTCAGATATAAAAGTTTGGTCTCGTCTTTCTAACCATACTCCCTCTCCTGTAGTGGCTGTTGTTGAATCATAAACTTGAATACCTCTAACAAATAATAAGCCAACAGGCATTGTAATTGAATTAAAATCTGTAGCAAATTGTGCTTCTGCTTGAATTCTATCAGAATCCATAGGACAATCTAAATTNATTCNNTGTTCTGCATTACGAAGAAANCCATTTATGACAGCAGCTGTAAATACATTAGAATCNACTTCTGTGTAATTTCTAATNTCTGTTGTTAAATCTGAATAACTATATGCCATAATTAAGCTCTATCATTTATCGGTCCAATTGTACACTGAAAACCGCCGCCTGTTGCCGTGCTAGATGCGTTTGAAACAAGAGGCACGGTTAATGAATTATATTGTGTTTCTGTTTGTGTTGGTTGTGGGCCAACAACTATAGTTGTAGCTACAGCTGTAGCTAAATAAGATCCAAATACTTTAGCTCCACTTGTATGAGTTCCTGCTGGTGTTGGTGTGGGTGTAACNCCTCTGTATGGAGCAGATGTTCCACGTGTACAACCTGTTAAATTATTAGAACTTTTACCTGTGTATTGTATTGTTTCGTTTTCAAATGCACCAGTTTCAGAATTCATTTTTTCTATTACAATAAAACCAGCAGTTGGAAATTCACTAGCGTCTGTCAAAGTTATTGTTGCAACAGAATCATTTATATTTCCATTTAATGTTGTTGCTAATTCAAGAGTGGACACAGCAACACCACCCACAGGGACTTTTACTTCTCTAAATCTTACATGTGTAGTTCCATAGTTAAAACCATTATTAGGAAAAGATACACTTAATGTTCCCGAAGCTGCTGTGGTTGTAAACGGGTCATTTGGTAAAATATCTTCTACCGGAAATTCTGTTCTTGCAGGTCGTGCATGTTGTAAACCTTGTGGATCTGCTCCTATAGGATGTGGTTGTAGTTGTGGTTGTTTAGGTTCAAATTCAGAAATATGTACCCAAGCTCCAGTCCACTCTTTAACCATTTCATTGTATGGAAATGCTGCACCTGATCTATCTGATATTGCTAGTGCTCTTCTTCCTTTTGAAAATCTTGCCATTATACATTTGGATAATAGGTTTTCGGTGTAATATACGTACTTGCCGCTGATCCATCCTCCGATAGTGCTCTTGCTAATTCATCTTCATAAAGTA